TTAAACAAGCAGAATATGCGGTTGACGCTCAATTAGCAGTACAAAAAATGCAAGCCGAGCTTGAAGAAATGAAACTTAAAGCAATGGCAGACATTGCTGTTGCCCAACAAAAATCAGAAGCGGCAGTTGAAGCTAAAATGATGGAGCTTATGGCTAAAGCACAACTAGAACAAACTAAGGCTGATTCAGCGGCAGCTAAAGAAGTTGCAGAAGCGCAAAATACAATCACAGTTAAAACAAAAGGTGAATAATGGCTAATCCTCGTCCTATAGCAGAATTTGTATTTTCGCCTATTGAAATGCTATTAAAAAGGTCTAATGTTAAAAAGTCTTTATTGCCTGAAGAATGGCAGCAAGAACTTAAGGCCGGCAAAACTGTTAATATAGAAGGCTTAAATTTTCCTATTACTGAAGAAGACGCTAAATGGTCAGGTATTGAAGAGCTTAACCTGGCTAATACACCTATGACCAAAGGGGAAATGCTTAATTTTATTAATAATAATAAAATTAATATGACGTTTGAAACTTTATCTGATGATCCTAATTATGGCCTAGGCCGCGAGCTTGAACGTGAAGGACTTATTCAACAAATTGCGCCGCCAAATGACGCGGCTTTTTCAGACCCAACAATGGCCTCGGGTTGGGCGGGTCCGGGTATAACGTTTGATGATATAGAAATTAGCCCGTTTGATGCTATGTCGGCAGAGGCTACTGAGCAAGCTAGAGCCAGGTTTAGGCCCGAAGGCTCGGACCCTGACGCTGAGCCGCTTGCAGCACTATCTCCTGACAGCACTATGCATGCAAGCAGTTCATATAATACTCCAGGCCCTTTTGCAGTTAATGAAGAAAGTCTATTGCGATACGAAGTGCCGCGGTCTGCAGAAGCGGCCGCCGCACAAAACTTAGTTAATCAAAACTTAAGTTACCAAGACCTTATAAATAATTCAAACCCAGAAACTAGAACTACCGCTCGCGATCTTTTAGCTTTACCATCTGAAGAAGTAGCGGCTTTATTAAATCAAGGTAAAGATAAACGGTTTAAGGCCCACACATTTGGCACACGCGCAGATGAGCTTTTAGCTTGGTCGCGCACTTCTTCGGGTGTAACGCCTAAAGGCGAAACTTTTTTGTTTAGCCAAGAAAATCAGTCAGATTTGCATGCTGGGGCTAAAAATACACAATTCGGCGGGTATAGAGGCGATACTGTATTAAATAAAGATATTCGCAAGTTGGATATGAAAAATCCAAATACAAATGAAACAATTAAACAATATCGAATACCAACAAAAAATGAAGAGGCGGCAGTTGAGCAATTTAAATTATCAGGATTATTTTATGATGATCAAGGTACATTAATAAACTCTCGAGCTGAAATTCAACTTGAGCAGGAAACAGGATTAAAAGTTCATCCGTCTATATCAGACGAAGACAACCTGCCTATTGTTTATGATCCGGTTAATAATCAAATTGTAGATAATAAACAAAATATTGCTGCTACTTTAGGTGACTCTGCGCCGCCTCGTATGCCGTTCTCTAAAAACTGGGGAACAATTATGAGTAAAAAAGAGCTTGGAGAAGCTATTGAAACAAATAAAGATTATTTAGTATGGCCGACTGGCCAAATGCAAAACGATCGATATGGGGCGTCTACTAACCGCCTTAAAGGCATGAAAAACTATTATGACGGCGACAAAGTTACAGATTTAAAAAAAATTATTAAACAATACGGCGGTAAAGAGTCTGATTATATAGAAACATTTAAACCTTTTAATATAAGTGAAAACACATTTCCTGTTAATAAAAAATTAGATCCAACTAATATTAATAAATGGAAAATAAATCCTGCTGATAGTGGCGACTACCGTATTGCAAAACTCGAAGAAGAAAGCGCTGTGGGTAATTTTATGCGCGCTCAAACAAGGTGGAAAACCAGTAACGAAGACTCTGAAGGCGTAAGTGAAGAACTTACTGCTCGATTAGTTGACGCGGGCATAGGGCCAGATTTTATGCCAAAAGAAGTAATGACTGCGCGCGATGAAATTGAAGCTAGCGGTTTAATATTAGAACCAGGTACAGACGGCTATTATGATGTTTTTGATCCGAAAACAGAGTTGTTTGTTGATTTAAAAGAAAACATTGCGGACCAACAAATTACACCCGCTATTATTGATGCATTAACTAAAAACGATATTAATAATATGAAGCAGTGGGCGCCACATATGAGGCAAGCTTACGGTGACGCAACTAAAGCAATACAAGAAATGAAAGCGGCTATAAGCCAAAATGATAATGAACGGTATGAACGCGCTTATGAAACGTACAAAGGCATAAGTAATGGCGAAAAAATTACTTGGACGCAAAAAAACCCTGAATTAAAAATTATTACAGAAACAAAAAATGATGAAATATATAAGTTTTTTGATAATTTAGACATGGATAAGCTTGCATCAATGTCTTCTCGAGATTTTGTTAATGAAATATTTAGGGTTTCTTCGTATGGAGCTAAAATTCCAAGTGAGCTTAGTGTTAATATACAAAATCTTGTTGACGTAATGCAAACCCCGGGATTTGGCGGAGACAATGCTATAACTGAAAGCGCAGGAGATTTATTAACTGATCTTCGTTTTGCTGTTACTCAAACCCGTAATAATGAAATTAATAGAAATAGAAGACGTGTAAACAGCGAGTTTAAATCGGGTCTAGATACAGGAATTTTAAATTTAATAACTCAAAAACGCGACGATTTATATGCAGCAAATAATCCCGATGAAATACATAGAGCGCTAATAGAAACTTCTTCAAGCGCTCTTCACCCAAATCGCGGCATACCCGGGCCTATATTAGCTCTGCTTGATGACGTGCGCTTGCCCGACTTTAGTGCGTCGCCCGAAGAATTTGAGAACATTTCTTTAAATGTAGAAGAAGCTTTAAATGAAATTTTAAACCCTTTTGCTAATTTTGCGCCAAATATGGACGAAGATTTAATGATGACATTAAATTCACAAGATCCTAGAATAATAATGCAAGGGCTAAGCAATATTGAGCGCCAGCTTGGGCACGGCAATTTATTAGATGACGTTCAAGCAAGCGATTTAATGTTTGAATATCCTGAATTCCGTTTAGAAATTATAGCCGGCGCTATAATGGACGGCGGAGCGCCAAGCTATACAGATGATTTTAGAATGATGACCGGCGACGGCATTCTTGCTGATGAATTTTATACGCAAGCCCCTGTTGTTGGGCCTACTTTTTTTGACAATGCGCCTCCGGGTGCGCCTCCTGCTTTTGATGATGCTTTTGATGATGCGCCTACAGAGTTACTTGATAATAATGTACCAGATGAAGTATATATGACAATAGATCAATACAAACTAGATGTAGCAGACGCATTAGAAGCTACAGAATTATGGGCAGCCCCATTAAATGACCCTAGTCTTTTAAGTAGCAGTTTAAATAACGTTATTGAAGAGTTTGGCGTTTTTTATAATAGCTTAGTTAATAGTGGTGCAATTGCTAATGTAGTTAATGATGATGATGCGGTTTTTTTTGAAGATACAATTGAACGGATTGACTTTTATTACAATAGAATATATGAGGATGCAACCAATCAAAACGAAATACCGCCTATAATTATTGATAATGTTCAAAATGAGTTAAGACTGCTATTAAATAAGATTGAAGAATATGGGCAAAGAGAAATAAGTCAAACAAGACCTACAACACCTGCTATTGAGCCACCTAGCAATATTAATCTGGCAGGACAAGCAACTTTTGATGATTTACACTTAGCCCTGCAGCCTATACAAGAGCTTTTAGGTATTGACGATGGGGGCTTTGCAGCTGGGTTTTTTGATGATGTTAATTGGGAATCAATGAATATTGTTGAGCGCCGAAATATACTAAGCGACTATATTGACGCAGAAAATTTAAGTGATCCAAGAGCAGAAGACGCGGCGGAAGACCTATTAAATAGAGACGCGTTTCCAACGCGGTATATGACTAATATGGAAGAATATCAGCCAACATTTGATCTTATAAATAATCCAAATGCCGCAGATTTTATGCTCGATATTGATAATTATGAAGCAAACTTATTAACCGATCCTGAGTACATAACGCAACTTTTAACTCAAATTAAAGATTTAACTGACGCAAATAAATTACCTTATAATATAAAAGCTATTTATAATGATGCAGAAGACGCGGCGGGTAATGAAAATTGGGAGTTAGTTGATGACTTAGTTCCATATTTAAAAGACGAATTTAATGCTTTTTTTAAAGAAACAGAAGCTATTTTTGCCGCATCTAATAGCCAAAACTCAGCATCCAATAATACAAATCCGTGGGTTAAAAATGTAGCAAAATATTCTTCTCCGTCTTTTCATGCAATAAAGATTTCCCCTGAGGTCAGAAATAAGTATAATGCAATTAAGAAAAAAACGGGGGCAGGCTTTAGTCAGTACATTGCTCCTTTTGCAATAGCTACGGGTGCATGGGAAATGTATCAACAAATGCAGGAAGAAAACTAATGTCAAAGCTTAAAGCATTATCATCACCCTATCCTAGCAGATTGAAACGTATAATTGCATCTGGGGCTATACCTCCTGCTATAGCTACAGGAGGTCTAGCGGGCGTTGCAGTTAATAACGCAATGAATAGGCCTTCAAATACTTCTAATAGAATAAATGCTATGGACGCAGCTAAAGAAATTCTTACTAAACCTGATTTTATTTTAGATACTTTTGTTAGGCCGGGGTTTACAAAACACGTAAGACAAGGTGAAGGCGCAGAGGCAATTAAAGACATTCAAAATATGACTTTAGAAGACTCTGCAATTATGCAACCTACTCAAGCAGCTCTTAATTTGCCTTTTGGAAGATATGGAGGCAATATACAAGCAGCATTAGGTGCTGGAAAAAGCGCAGGCAAAGCAGTAGGCAGGCAAGCTATTCAAACAATGACAGGAGGCCCAGACACGGTAGGCGCACTAAGGAATGTGACTGAATTACTTAGGCCGGTAACAAGCAGGCCAGAAGTTTTAGCCGCGGCTCCTTCGTTAATGTCAATGTTTAATCCTACTAGCTTAAAAAATATTGGTAAGTTTGGTAAATTAGGGGCATTAAAGTCAATGTTGTCAAAAATTAGCCCAGCAAGTTTAGGTGCAAAAAGCGTTTTAGGCGCGTCTGGATTAGGGTCTGCGTTAGCTGTAATGACCCCAACAACAATGGGCAGTGGAGACATTACGCCACAAGCTGTTTTGTCTCATGCAAAAAACATGCTAAAAAGTATAGATTATGAAACAAATAGCATTATGCAAATGTTTCCACGATTGTTTGTTAAAGGTACTGAAAAATCTAATATTACAAACGAAGAAATAGTAGCGATAAAAAGAGTAAGAGAAAATAACAAAAAAATAAAAGAAATAAAAACACAATATAGAAATAAAATGCGCCAGCTTAATCCTGAGGGTCCTCCAATTGCACAAGCAGATCAATCACTACCTTCAGTTCCTATAATGACTTATTCTGAACCTGAACCTACTAGCGCATTAAATATGGACATTACATGAAAAACGCTTTATCTGCAGCAGAAGTTAGAGCTGCAAAAAAATATCTTACTAGACGAGGCTATGAGTCATCTAGAGTTAGCCCGAGACTGTTTGCAAAGGCTAGCAAAGAAATGGATTGCCCATTTTCTGAAACTCTTAACTTACTAGAGGAGAAAACTAGTGGCAATGGGCCGGACGCAATTTAGCAAAACAACATCACCCAAACTAGGAAGAAAGGTAATTAAATGGAAGAAAAAAAAGAAGAAAACGTTAAAATCTTCGTCAAAGGCGTAACAGCCCAAGGCGAAATAAAAGAACAACGGTCAGGGGAAACTGCCGATGGACAGCCAAGTAACGCTGGAACTACTACAGAAAGAAATTCTAACGAAGCAAGAACTAATTAAAAACGATCTTGCAGACGGCAGAGCTTCTAGCTATGAACACTATAAACAGCTCGTGGGTCAGTACACATCTTTAGTTTATGTGTCTGAATGGGCTAAAGAACACAACAGGAGACTAAATTATGACGACAGCGACAATTGATAAGTTAAATATTTTTAAAGATGAAATTGAGTTAGATGCAACAATTCTTCCTCAACCTCAATTATGGCGAGTGCTACTAAGGCCTATGCCACACAAAGAAAAATCAGCAGGTTGAGTGTATCTTGCTGATGAAACAAAAGAAGCAGATACGTATAATGATAGCAGAGCGTTAGTAATAGCGCTAGGCCCATTATGCTATACAGGGGACAAATTTCGTCCTCACCCAGAGGCACAGCCGATACCGGCTTGCCAGGTTGGTGATTGGGTCACCGTAGGAAAATATGCAGGCCAAAGTGTGACTGTTAACGGAGCAAAGTTATTATTAGTTAATGACGACAATATTACATCCGTTATTCCTGATCCTAGGGCTATGAAAGCATATGTTTAACAGCAACTAACCATTGCGCAACAAAGGAAAAACAAATGGCCGAAAATTGGAAAGAAATACAGGATGAAGATCCTGACAACCCTATTGCTGAAGAAACTTTTGATGAAATGGTTGAAATTGTTGAAGAAGGTACAGAACCTGTTCAACAATCTAAAGACGACGAAGAAGACGCTACGCCAGGTTCTTGGCAAAAACGTATTGACAAGTTAACTTACCAGCGGCATGAAGCAGAGCGTCGTGAAGCAGCGTCTAATGAAGCGCTTGCAACTATGCAAGGGCGGCTAGAAAAACTTGAACAAGGTGACCATCAACAAACAGCAGACAAATTTAAGTCTGAATATGCTAATACAAGAAAGCAACTTGCAGAAGCAATTGAAGATGGCAATACAGAAAGCCAAGTAGAGCTTAATGAAAAATTATCAGATATGCGTTTTGCGGCTAGAGCGGCTCAACAAGTGTCTAAACAAAAAGAACAACAGCCTCAAGAGCAAGCACAACAACCTCAAGAGCAAACGCCAGCGCAAGCACTTGCATGGTATGAAGGCAACAAAACTTGGTTTAATCGTGAAGGCTATGAGCATCAAACTGCTTATGCAAGATCTGTTGATGTACAGTTAGATATTAAGGGTTTCGACAAAGATACACCTGAATATTATGCTGAATTAAATACAGAATTAAAAAAAGCTTTCCCAAAGCTACCAATTCATGCTATAGATAATAGTATGCAGCAAGAATACTCAAGTTCTAACACTCAACGGACTAAATCACCGGTTGCTCCCGCAGGTAGCGGAGGCGCAGGTCGTAACAAGCGTTCGCAATTCCAATTGACACCTAATGAGGCTGGCATGGCTAAATCTATGGGTTTAACGTCAAAAGAAGAATTGGCAGAATATAAAAATCAGATTGAGTTAGGAAAAGTTAATGGCTAGAGCTGCAAACAATTTAGAGTCGCGTTCTCGTAAATCTCGTGAAGTTGAAGATCGCGAAGTTGAAAATCATGGAGCTGAAGAGCTCTATGCACAGGAGGCTTGGACCCAGCCTTCATTGCTAGATGCACCTCCTCCCCGCCCGGGAATGGTGCAAAGATGGGTTAATACCTCGATTCTGGGGAAAGATGTTCCACACCATGTTACTAAAAGACAACGGGAAGGATGGGCGTCGCGCCCTTCTGATACGGTCCCAGAGGGATTTCCGGTGCCAACAATAGAGCATGGGCCTCACGCTGGTTGTGTGGGTGTGGAAGGAATGATTTTGATGGAAATGTCAGAAGAGCGTGTTGCTTCTCGCAGCCGTTATTTTGCAGGAAAAACATCTGATCAACAGTTGTTCGTTGATGCTCAATTGGGCAAAGAAGAACGGCAGGGCGGTATCCCCATTGTTCAAGACAAGCGTTTGACTTCTTCAAGAGGTCAGCGAGTCATGGATGATTAATTGTAAACTATAAAATAGAGGTATAAACTATGGCAAATGATGATGCACCTCGGGGCTTTTGGCCTATCCGTCATATGACGGGTGGTACAATTCGCTCTAATGAGTATACTATTGCTTCTGGATATGCAGCAAATATTTTCACAGGAGATATTGTGAAACTTGTTGCAGGAGGCGGAATAGAAATAGCCGCTGCTGGAGCTAGGTCAGTCGGAGTATTTATGGGAGTTGAATATACAGACGCTTCCGGAAATTCTGTTTTTAAGTCTTATTGGCCAACAGGTACAGTAGCAACCAATATTAAAGCTGTTGTCTATGATGACCCAATGACTGTATTTGGTGTGCAGTCTGCAGGATCGACAGTAGCAGCAGACGTTGGAAGCTTAGGTGACCACGTCGCAACAACCGGTTCTACAACAACCGGTCTTTCAGCTAATGAATTGAATGGAACAACTGGCACTGCATACGCAGGTTTTCGCGTATTAGGTAAAGTTAATTCTCCAGACAATGCATACGGCACAAACGTAAACCTTGAAGTACAGCTAGTTGAGCATGAATTAATGCCTGGCAATGAAGCTACTACTCCAGGCGTATAATATAGGAAGGGTTTAAATTATGGCTATGCCACGCGCACAATTTGCCAAACAACTTGAGCCAGGCCTTAATACGGTCTTTGGTTTAGAGTACAAACGCTATCCAGAACAATGGCGTGAAATCTTTGATTTTAATTCTTCTGAAAAAGCGTTTGAAGAAGATGTATTAATGGAAGGTTTTGGTGCTGCACCGTCTAAAGCTGAAGGATCTGCAATATCTTATGATTCTGCTAAAGAAGCTTGGACGTCTCGTTACAACCACTTAACTTACGCTTTGGCTTTTTCTATAACTGAAGAAAACGAAGAAGATGGATTATATGGTTCTATTGGTCAAAAGTATGCTAAAGCTCTTGCTCGAAGCATGCAACACACCAAAGAGATTACTGGCGCTAATGTTTTAAACAACGCATTTGACAGTGACTATGTTGGTGGAGACGGCTTAGAACTATGTTCTACAGCTCATACTACCAGGTCTGGTAATCAATCAAATGAGTTAGCTACAGCAGCAGACTTAAGTGAAACGTCTCTTGAGCAAATTCTTATTAATATTGGTGGACTAAAAGACGAAAGAAATATTCCTATTGCAGCTACTGGCCGCAAAATGATTATTCCTTCTGCTCTTCAGTTTACTGCAGAAAGAATTTTAGCATCTAATCTTCGTACTTCAACTGCTGAAAACGATATTAATGCTATTAAGTCCTCAGGTATGTTAGCTGAAGGCTGGACTGTTAACAAGCGCTTAACTGATACAGACGCTTGGTTTGTTATGACAGACTGCCCAGATGGTCTTAAAATGTTCAACCGCCGTGCTATGAAAAAAGGCACTGAAGTTGATTTCGAGACAGGGAATGTACGATATAAATGCTCTGAAAGGTATAGCTTCGGCTGGACCGATTGGCGCGCTATTTTCGGCTCCCCTGGCGCGTAAGACTTTAATACGTCTTTTGTGCCAACCCTGAAGACCGGCCCACGGTCTTCAGGGCGCACAAAAATTTATAATTGAATGGAGCTTTGGCTCTGGTTTTATAAAAAAGGAAACTGTTCAATGACTACACGATTTCAAAATGGAATAAACAACTCTGCTAAAAATTCTGCCCTTGAGTTAATGGGTCAACTTGATCCTACTAAGTACCACACATATTGGGAAGATTTTGATACTATCCCTATTGCCGCACAATGGACTTTAACTGCTGTCTCTGCTGGAACAGGCACTTCTGCTATTACTGTTCCTGACGCAGACGGTGGTTTAGCTCGTATTACTACAGCCGCTAATGATAATGACGGAATTTATGCTGAGTGGATTTCTGAAACATTTTTATTAGAAAGCGGAAAAAAGACTTGGATGAAGTGCCGCATTTCTGTTGGTGACGCGGCTCAAAGTGATTGGCTTGTAGGCTTGCATTCTACAGACACTACGCCTCATGACGCTACGATGCGTTATATATTTGAGAGCGTAGACGGTTCTGCGGCTGTTTACTTTAACAACGACAACAATACTACAGACAGCGATAGTGCTACTGTCCACACAATGGTAGATGACACGTTTGTAACATTAGCAGCTTATTATGATGGTGGAACAACTATTCAATTGTTTGCAAATGACGTTTTAGTAACGACTATGACAAGCATCACAGTCCCTGCGGCTGAAATGGCGGTAGGTTTTGGTTATATAAACGGAGCCGCTGGAGCGGAAACCACAGATGTTGACTACATATTTGTAGCCAAGGAGCGTTAAAATTAAATACATAGGCGGGGGACAATCCTCCGCCGTTTAATCTGAAGAGGAAATAAAGATGCCAAAAGCAAAGGTTATCACTCTCACCCCAACAGCCGCAGATCCTGATGGTTTGTCTACTACTGAAACACTATTAGCAACTCGCCTTGATTCTTTAATCAATGGTGCTTACGCTATAGATTTTGACAGAAATGGTATTTGTTTAGCTCAAACTACTGGAGCTTCAGCGGCTTTAGTCCTTAACGGAGCACAAAGTATTGATTTTACTGCTCGTAAAGGAGCGTTTATACAGATATTTGCTGGCTCAGACAATACTGGAATTACTTTTGCTGTTGTTGGTACTGACAGAAATGGTAAAAGAATAACGGAAACAATAACTGGACCAGATGCAGGGCTAACTGTTCTTGGAGCAGTTCGGTTCTACAGTATAACCAGTATTACTTCTTCTGCCGCAGTTACAAATAATTGCGAAGTAGGAACAAACGGCTATGCCACGTTTTCAACACCTCAACATATGACTTCTACACACGCAGGAGATGACAGCGGTGAAACTGTTACTTTTATTGGTGAAGATCGGTATGGAAGAGAGTTAAGTGAAACTATAACAGGAGGCAGTGGCGCATTAGTGACAACGTCTGGTAACTTTGCTAGAGTTGATCGTATCACAGCTTCTGGAGTAGGAGCAGATGCTGTAACTGTTGGTTCAAACGCTTTATGTGAAAGCAAATGGTATGTGCTTAATTACAGAGGTAGCGACTTTACTGTAGGATTAGGTCTTGATGTTACTAGTGGCCCTGGGGCAGGGACTGCGGCTGTTCAACACACTTTTAATAACGTACTTACTGATGGGTTTAGAGAAATTGATGCAACAGTTCACACGCATGATACTGTGCATAGTAAAACAGCTAACTTTGACGGTAACTATACTAGCCCTCCTGTGGCTTGCCGACTAGCTGTAACAGCATACACTAGCGGAAGTATTTCACTTCGTATTGTTCAGGCAGGGTAACGAAAAAGCTGTTGAGTAAGCTTATATGTGTATTTAAGTTAAAAGATATTGCATAATATATTATCTTTGATTGGGAATTTTTATGGCTACTAGTGGAACAAATACTTGGAGACCAAATATTGAAGAAATAACTGTTGAAGCTTACGAGCGTTGCCAGTTTAATCCTCAAAATTTGACTCAAAGAGATGCTGTTTCTGCTCGTTTTAGCATGAATCTTATGTTTTCAGAGTGGTCTGTAAGAGGCGTTAATTATTGGACTGTAGATCAACAAATACAGACACTTACTCAAGGAACTATAGAGTATGCTTTACCGGCTGGAACATTAGACGTTGTATCAATGGTGCTTAGACGGTCAGGCACTGACATAGTAATGGATAGAATAAGCTTAAAAGATTATAATGAATTACCTGTTAAAACAACACAAGCTAGGCCTACTCAATTTTGGTTTGATAGACAATATATTCCTAGCGTTTATCTTTGGCAGGCCCCTGAAAATTCTACAGACCAAATAGTATATTGGAGAGTTGTTCAAGTTGAAGACATAACTGCTGCTAACCAAGATACTGATGTTCCTTAT